GCTCTGCAACATAAATGTTCGCACTACTCGGGAAAATTCCATCAGTGATCCAATCACTGATTTAAAACCCTAGTGTGTTACTAGTTTAAGTACAGAGATTGGTATCACCAAAGATCCCAAGTGTTCCCGCCGCTAAGGCTCACATGGCCCGACCATGTGTCTTTTAAAAAGACACATGTTGCATGTGTCTTTAGTATTAAAAGCGGCTGTTTAGTTACAAAGGTGTAACTGTGGAAGCATCACCAATTACTGATGGTGGTGCTCCAATGAAGAAGAAAAATGAAAAATCTTCTCCAGTTGCGCAATGGGTTTCCATCCATGAATAATTGTTATTATTTTCATGGCGTGACGTATATGAAAACATATGTCTGTCACTTCTTTGGAACCCTTCAAAGCTAAACTTTGACGCATTGTTGTCAGTATACCTATAATTATTATAATAAGGTATCTCGTATTCAATGGTAGGATTGACATTTGCAGCTGTTACAGCTGCGCCTACCATAGTGTTTCGGTACACTCTTTCTAAAAGAAAGTTTTGTGATACATCATTTTTAGTTGTTGTACCATTAAATACCGAAGTAGTAACCAATGATTCATTGGTATTGCCTATTCGCTGATCTCTCACAACACGAACAGACATTATATCCATATCTTCGTTGAAAAATGTTATTTTCCAACGAATTCCTCCGCGATAGCCAATAAAGGCCTGGGAGAACCATCGTAAGTAGGTCATAGCGCAGATATTATAATCTGCGGGACCTGCAATACGGGTTAATGGACTAGCTTGCGAATTGCCATAACTAGGACCAGGGCCGTTTGGGAAATTATATTGATCCCAAACATTTAAAAATATGGCCCCGCTTTCGTTAGGCTGTAAAGCAAGCACTCTGTGGAAACAGTATCGTCTTAAGAGAGATCGACAAGATACTGTCGCTTCGCCAAAATACACATCTGATTGTTCAGCATGTGCACAAGTTGGCTTGCCATTCAAAACATACATAGTGTCTTGCTCTGGCATATTTTCAGCACTAGTAACAGTAGCACCGGAAGATACTTCTTTACCGGACTGTGCAAGTGCTGGGGGACCGACTGGTACAATATTATTTGCGTACGCAGCAGAACCCATTGGTACTGGCATTTTGACCTCATAAGAATCGCCCGCAGAAATAAAAACATTTACTTCTACGTTGGCTCCATCAGTAGGTGCTGCAAGTTGATTAACGACGAAAACGGAAATCCTCCCGTTTACATATTCACCGAAACTTGCACTAAAATTGCCAGGACCCTCAATGGTGGTAGCACCACTGGGGAAGTCATCTAATTGACCGTAAGCATTTTGCTGGGTCCAATTGACTTCAAATGTGACATCTCGTTCTTCTGAGATATCAACGATGTGAGCAAATCTATCATTGGTATCTTGTACAGTACCACTCACATCAAACGTTGGTTCATATACAAACATAAGTCTGCCTCTGTGAAATTGTGAGGCAACTATCTGAAAACGATAGCGTAATGAACCGCTCCAAAATCCAAATGGTCGTGAAACCAATGACAATGGAGTATTAGCGAAAATAGTGTCACCACTGATTTCGTACTTAGGGGCTACTGTTGGATGAACAACAATGGAATATAACAACCCAGTATTTTGGGTAGTTAATGTGTTCCATTGAAAATTATCGATGAAAGCTTCGCGCTTGGTTATATAACCAAAAGCCATTTGATCATCAGGTGTTAAACCAACGGTTCCAGGATCTATTGTAAGTTCCTGTTTTGGATCCAATGATAATTTTTGTATTGGATCAGAACCACTAGTGTTTGCTAAATTACCTATATTTTGAGGTCGAACAAACACAGTATCAGTGAGAATAGGTGGTTTAGCATAACCAAAAAGTTTAGCTATACCACTAATTGCCCCAGCACCAATACTAGTGGCTTTAGCGAAAGGACCTATTACTGGTATCGCTGTAAAATAATCAGCAATTTCTTTAACGGTACTCGCAGGAGCGGATATAATCCCATCCTTCTTATATTCACCTTGTTCTTCTTTGGACATGCCATTGAACTTAGGTGCTTTACCGGATCCTTTCTTCTTCTTTGGTCTTTTCTCCATACCGGACTGTGCAGTAGCAACAGCACCGGCAGTAAGACCGGCAAATGAAACATTAGTCATCCAAGCAAAAATTGATATTTCAACTGGATCAGTGGCTCCATTTGCATGTTTGAGCTTTGAAAGCTCCCACATTTCAATGACTCCCATTCGGTTAACTGTGCGAATATCGGTCAAATCAATATAGTTACCTGCTACAAAGAAAGGCCATTCAATAGATTGAGGCTGATTAGTAGCAGGATCAAGGAACACGTGGGGGCGTTGACTATACAGGCAAGCGTTAACATTAACGCTCTTAAAAGCTGCTGCGTTTTGATCAAAATAATTGGTAGTCGCTGTTGAAGTAACAGGATCAATTAAATTTGTATTGTTATCAAAACGCGTAGGTCTAACACCCACGAACATTCTGCCATAATGGAACGGAGAACCGTTAACCATTATTTTGAGCATTAAAGTTCCTTGTAACAATTTAAAAGTCTCAAGTTTATTGACGACTTTAGGGTCTTGTAAAAACAATAACCACGGGTTAAACTCGTTTACATAATTAGGAGTTTCACCCACTTCCCAAGTTTTGGTAAATATACGGATTGGTCTACTCATAAATGTAGATAAATCATCCTCTTTACCAACCTCGGAAATCTTGTAAGTTAAATCTTCCAGCTTACGTCCAACAACTAAGTCGTATTGTTTAACTGGATCAGAAAATTCAACATTGGTCTCATGATCGAGACCAGCTTCAGTTTCATTAACCTCAAGATTTTTCTCTGTCCCTGATTGTGCTACAGGATCAGATTGTGGAACATATTCTTTTTGCTCGTTATCATGACGACGAAACAAGTGACTAAGATATTCCACGGCGCAATCATCATCCGGAGAATGATAAAAGCAGTATTTACAGGTACAACCTGAATGTGAGCAGCAAGAGCTGCGAAAGTTTATGCCCTCCGGCTTAATTTGAATTTTTGGCATTCTAGTATGACAACGGGCAATACCCGGAAAAATAGGGTTGTCGTAGTTTTTCTGACATCGCGGTCGTATAGTTTCGAGACTTTTCGGTCAATTAGTTTTGAGACGTCGCGGTCTAATTATCATAAAGTTTACAATGAAAGGTGTCATAATCATATAAAACACCTTCGGGTAAATAAGGTCGCAAATCATATTTGTCGACCAAATAATCCAAAAATTCTTTTTTAGCATTACAAATCTTCTTTCCATATTGAAAGTATTCGCGATTTGCTGCTAAAATAACTTCGGCACACTGTTGGTCAAAAGTAATTGTGTTACTTCTAACAACAACAGTGAGCATTTTCAAAATTGAGTCCTCATCTAAAGGACAAGCAATGGTACCTTCACCATGAACACCTTTTATAAATTTCCTTTTAAGAAAATCGAGATCTTCAGCACTAATAAAAGGCACCAACTTAGACTTTTTATCGGCGGATGTGTAAACAACGCCATATTTGTCTAATGCTGCTGAAATAGCAACATGGTTCATCCATTTGTATTTGCATGACATACAGTTATCATCACCGTATGTTAAGATAGAACAATATCTAGGAAAATAATTATAATTAATATATTTAACCTCTTGTTTATCTTCAATATCCATACAAGCAATCATAATGTACATGATATTTACCATGCCATTAATGACTGTAGTCAATGAATGACCTGAGGGATTACTCCCATCCGTCTCAATGATTGTGCCAAAAGCATTTGAAACGGGGTAGCATATATCGGTTGCAATTCCGATTGCTACTTGAATATCTTCTTCACACCAGCCTGCATCTCGCATAATTCTTATTAATACGTTAAATGCGGCAAGCATCATTTGAGAAGACATACGCTTATCAAACTTTGAATAGTCACCAGCTATAACTTGATTTTCACCATGCTGTGTAACATAGTCGTAAAGCGTTTTCCAA